CTCCACGCGATAGCCCTCGTCGAAGTCGGTGTCGGGCACATGCCACTCGCACTCCACCTCTACGCGGCCTATGATGCCGTCGGTGCCGAATGTGAAGTACCACTCGCCACCCGAGTCGGTGAACATCATCTCCTTGGTTATCTTCACCTCCTCCTGGCGATAGCAATAGATGAGCTTCAGGCCGAAGAAGTTTGCGGCCATGTCGAGGTCCTTGATGGCGATTTTAAATTTCGCCTCTTCGCCCTGCTGTAATATTCTGGTCTTGTCCATATTGTTAATCTGAAAGTTTCATAAAGTTCTTAATAAGGAAGTCGACGTTACCGTAGGGCACCGTATAGAGCTGTCCAACGCCAGCCGACGAGCGGTTGTTGTACCAGTTGTCCACCAGCAGCAGTCCTGCGTGATATAACTTGGCGGGAATCTTGCCTCCGCCCATCTCCTTCAACTCGTCGAACGTTCGGCGGGTCATATCCAGGATTGTTTCCTCCGCCGAGTCAGCATAGAGTTCCAGCAGTTGGTCATCGCAATCAAAGTCGATGCGCGAGTGCTGCTTAATGTAGTCGATTGTCAACCATTTCATATCTTGTTTGATTTTTTAATTCTATATTTCGGAGATATAGGCGTTTAGGGTTTACCGTTGGCGGATGGGCAAAAAAAAGGGGAGCCCGCTGGCTCCCCAAATAACTAAAAACCTAATTACTAAAAAACTATTACTACTACTATTAACCTAAAACTAATAAACTATAAATATTATGTATGATGTTTACTCCGCGAAACGTGCGGCCTCCCAGATGCGACGGCTCACGAGTCCGCCCAGCTTCTTGCCGCCACCGTTCACCCAGCGCAGAAACTGCTCTTGGATTTCCCACGTGGCCTTGCCGCACTCGATGTATTTCTTCAGCGTCGAGCTGTTCCAATTCGCCGCGCCGCAGTTGTAGATAAAATCCACGATGGCGTCGAATCGGCCTTGGCTGCCGCCGATGTGTTTGGTTTTGTTGGCCACCTCCTCGTATTTCACGAGGTCTTCCTTCAGGAATTGCTCGGCCTGGTATGGTGTGATTTTGTCGCCTTGCTTCACTCCATTGGTGTGGCCGTAGCCGATGGTCCACACTCCTGCGGGGCACTTGTAGGCGGTGAGCGAGCATCCCTCGCTCTTCTTTAAGTAATCAATAAGTCGTTGAGATGATTTCATATTTTACAAATCGTTATTTGGTTCGATGTCATTTTTCTTTTTAGGCGTGGCTTTTTTAACTTCCCCTTCTTCCGATACCATTACGCGCTGGCGGAGCTTGCACCTGAGGTCGGCACACATAAAAGGGCGCATATTCTCCACCATACGTCCGTTGCGAGCCACCTTGCGCTCCAGTTCGTTCATCCGCTCGTCGTAGGCCTTCAGCTTCTGTCGATACTCGTCGCGGTCTTGTTTGTAGTAGTCTCGGTCTTTTGCCAGGTCGTCGGCCATCTGCTGATAGTAGTCCTGCTTTTCTTTCAAGGCTTCGGCCTCGGCCTTCTTGGCTTCGGCTTCAGCCTTTTTTGCGTCGGCTTCGGCTTGCTTCTTGGTGTATCTCCAGACAAAGATACCACCTATCGAGCCACCGCCGAAAAGCAGACCGATGATGGTCACGATGCTATCTAAACTCAGCCACTCCATCACTCAGTCAGCTCGTTAAAGTGTTTCTTTACTGTTGGCAGCGACATCACGCTGAGCGCAGCAACTCCGGCTGCGATGGGGTATGCGCCCTCGTAGATGGCGTAACCGATGCCGCCGATGGTGCCGAGCACCCAGAGGCAGCAGACTGCAAAATTGATTAATTTCTTCATTATTTATCGTTTTTATTGGGTTTAACGTTCAAATATCGCGGATTTATGCGGTTTGGGTTTACTTCGGCCACAGTCGATAGTTGGCCGTAAAGCCGACATAAATCCCCATGTGGTGATCCTTGTCGATTGAGATGCCGGGGCCTACGGATAGGCCGACGCTGAATCGCGGGGCTTTCTGCACTATCGTCTTGGTGATGGTGGTCACTATCTCGGGCTGGTGCAGCTTGATGCTATCGAGCGCCGGCCTGAATCCCGACACCCACGCCGTGTAGAGCGAATCTTCGTATCGCTTCTGCTCTATCGGGATGGGAATCTCTATCGAATCGGTGGCAGGAGCGGCAGGGGATGTCAGGGGACAGTTCCCTGGCAGGCCGCTGCCAGGGTCCTGTCCCCTGACATCCTTCACCGGCACTTTGATATACACGATTTCTCCCGTCTTGTGGCTATCCACGGGCACGGGCTTGTAGATGGTCGTGTCCTTCCACAGCGTGTCGTGTTCGGTTATCACTTCGGGCTCCACTTGCCCGCGATTAATCAGCCACACATTGGTGGCCACACTCAAAATGAAGAGTGCGAGGATCGTCACCCCGCACCCCTTATATGATTTCTCTGGATTGCTCATAGTTTTTTAAATTTGTATCTGTCCTTCTGATAAATCAAAACAATATAGGCCGTCTAATAATCCGTGCACGGCGTCGATCTTGTTGTGCTCGCCGCTTTTCAGCGGTTTCTTCAGCTCGTTGGGACTTACCTCCAGCTTGCAGTTCTGAAACATCCACGGCCAGGCGGGGTTGGCGCTCAGGTGCAGCCAGGGGTGGTCGCAAAGCAGCATGTACTCCACCTCTTGCACCAGTCCGTTCATCGTTACGAAACTCTGCGACACGGGCACCACCATGCGCTTTATCGAGTCGGCGTCGATGCCGAGCGATTGCAGCCACGCCTTCAGGGTGTTGATGGGCTGGGTGCTCTGCGCGGGGTCGTAGCCGAACATGCGGATGTCTATCTGCTCGGCGGGGGGCACCACCACTTCGCCGCGCTCGTTGTAGCCGGCGCGATACATTATCTGGTTGACGGCCATCTCGTGACTGAACACTTCGCCGGGGCAGATGTGCAGCCACCCGTCGCGCACCCACATCTCATACAGCGGGCGGTTGGGGCTGTCGTTCAGTGCGGCCTCGGTGATCCACAGGTCGCAGTCGGCAAAGAATCGGCCCTCGGGGTCGGTCTGCTGATAGTTCACGGCCAGATAGGTGGCGGCCCATATATCGTCGGTGCCTCCGAAATCCAAGCCGCAGAACACTCGCCAGCCCTCGGCCGCGTGGCAGTCCATGATGCGCCGCTCGCGCTGCCGTGGCCGCACTTGGTCGCCGCTCAGCCATTTCACAAAGCGGTCGCTCTGCCACATATTAAAATCCTTCGTCAGCACCTCTTTCTTGGTGTCGTCGCTCTGGCTGGCCTCGTGCAGGCGCTTGCGGTAGTAGTCGGGCTGTACGGTGATGCCTATCGAGCGGTTGCATTTGCGGAACAGCTCCACGTCGTCAAGTTTCGATAGGTCGTCGGTTATTTCCGGCTTATCAAGCTGTAGTAGGAATGCAAACCATGTGTCGTCGGCTGTGCGGTGCGGCTGGCCCAGGGGGATGCTCAGCTCGGCCAGCAGCGATGGCTCCACGGCCTCTTGCAGCTTGGTCTTGTAGGGTCCGTCGGCCTGGCGACCTGCGGTGGTGGTGTGCATCAGCAGCTTTTCGCGGCGTGCTCCGGTGCCTCCCCAACAGGTCTCCACCGTGGCCTGCATATCACACGATCCATTGATATATCCCGGCTGGCCGTGCTCGTCGGCATGCACTACGGATGCGTGGTAGCCGTCCTTGGGCATCTTGCCGGCGGCCATCGTCTTTATCTCGCCCTTCATGCGGTGGCCGGGCTGCCAGTTCAGTCCGTCGCGCGTTTGCTTCAGATATTTGCCGCCCATGCGGTTGATGCAGGTGGGGTCTATCTGGATGGCAAACTCCTTGATGGCCTTGAATGCTATCTTCGAGAGTTCGGCGCTGGGGGCGCATATCAGCACCTGAGCGTTGGCGGGGCCGATAAAGCAGGCTTCCACGAAGTCGATTGCCGCTCCGAACTCGGTTTTGCCGCTCTTTCGGGTTTGCACCAGATGGCACTCCTCGGTCAGTCGTCGCGTGTCCCACACCATGCCGTCGTGGGGGTTCACCCATTCGGTGGGCAGCAGCTGGTCGCCCTCGTGATAGGGGCGCTCCATGCACACGTCGGTCTTAAAGCCGTAGATGCCGAAGATGCACCACACTTGGTAGGGCATCAGTCGCACGTG